GCTCGCCATGTTACAGCACTCCACTCTTCTCTTGTATCTTCTTCGGCGCGAAGGAGATAGCAATTGTTATACGCTTTGTAAGGTCTGCCGGCGTAGTAAAGGTATCTTCCTCCAGGGAGGAAACGCATCTCCTTAATATGTTGGGCAAGTTCTCTACGGTCTCCGTCTGACATGAGAATAGGTAAGGTTCCCCATCGACTTCCACACACATCTTCAACAAGCCGGTCTGCAAGGGCATCCCAGGTGTCATTTGGTCCTTGTGCATATTTGTTTCTAAAAATTGTTTCTGCAAATGGTGTTTTAAATCGGTTAACTTGCATTAAATGGTTTTCCCTCTAGTGTTTTAATTACTCGGCCGATGTCTCTAAGGAAATCTTGATAGGAGGTATTCATATGTGCAATCTCCCAATCAAGGTGTGCCTTGTCAGCATTAGTGGTATCCCCGGCTAGTTTAATTTTACTAAGTTCCTTGGTGATAATACTGATGTCAACTTTAAGATTGGACTCCAGCGTTTGGAGGAATTCAAGTAAATCTTTTTTGGTCATAGTCATAATCTTTGATTTCCTCTTCAGCTTCCTTTTCATCTTGCAAGCGGAGACGATAACGAATCCGCTTGTGATGATTTTTAGACAGGTCTTCGGATTTCTCTTCTTTATTCTTGAATTTCTTTGTAGATGAATTCGATGCGTTCATTAATCTTCTCTAGGAATGCGTCAACCAGCTCTTCACTGGAAATCTCTAGTAGTTCGAGTAGCAGTACCTCGTCTGTATGTTTTAACTTATCAATCAGTTCTAACTTGTTCATCGCTCATCGCCGGTTCCCAGGATAAGGCCACGTACTTGACGTGACTCCAATTTATCAATATTACTTTGTGCAATTTCTGACAGCTTCCATCCATTGTCGAAAGCAATCTGACTTAGGTACCATAGCACATCACCAAGTTCTTTATGTAGCTTGGTCATCGCTACATCTGGGTTGTAATCACCCCGTAGAAGGCGTTTAAACACCCCTGCAACCTCTCCTGACTCCTCTAGTAGGCCAAACACCCGTTCTTCGGGAGAGGCTTGTGGCATGACATACTTGAAGGCGGCCATCTGATAATCATCTAGTAACATTTTTATTTCCCTCTACTTCCACTAGTTTTTCTAAGAAATGGATTGCTTTTTGAATGTCGTCAATACCACCTTTATCTTTCCATCGGGCAATATACTTTAAAGCGGTTCCTTCTAAGTATCCAAGATTCCAGGCAATAACCGCATCCCACGGCTGGAAATCACCATACTTTTTGTAGTGATCTCCAGCTACTTGTTTTTCATTAGCTCCCATACTTTCTCTCCAAGAAACCTAGTGGAACTTGTACCAAGTCAAACTGCCCATCTTCCACATTATGTAACATTAAACATCCTCGCCAATGGTTATTGCCTTGTGGACCCATATAATCTTCATCATGCTCGTAGCAGGAGCCAGCAATGATGGAGGTTAGACGTTTCCCATCAGCACGATAACCAGTTGCTACTTGGAATCCTTGTTGGTGTCCCGCGATACAGGACATGTGTTTTCTTGCCAACTGCGCTTGCGCCGAAACACAAGGCTTCCCAAGTACCCCACTGGTAAAATAGTGACTGTAAGCGACACCATCAATAACAACGACATCAAGGAACTCATGAACTTCCCAACCGTATTCCTCATACTTTAGATCGGTAATTCCAATTGTACCATCGAGTTTGGGGTCGTTGTTTGTTGCTTTGTTGATACGTTGCTCATGGTTTCCAAGAGTAAGTACAAGTCGGGGACTGTAGCGTTCTCGATGACCTCTCTTAGCTTTTGCATTATATTCCCAGATAGGCGATAGTAGGTGTTCCATAGCACTGTGGGCTGATTGGATGTCATCTCTATACCGTCTTCCTTCAAACGATTTAGTGCCGACATCGTAGCTTGAGAGGCTAGGCATGTCTGCAGCGTCTCCAAGGCAGACAATAACTTCTGGTCTTTTGTCCACAGCATACTGGCCGATTCTCTGTAAATACTTTGTGTCATGATTCGGTTTTGCTTGAATATCCGGAATTACTAGGTGCTTAGTCATTCAACTCCACTTCTTCATCTTTACTATTGCCAACAGCCACTTGCACTGTATTCCCCATAGCTAGCATAAAGTTAATTGCAAATTGCAATAGTGTTTGTGCCTCTTCTGGAGAGACCATTTGTGTTAGCTTGATAGAGCCATCATCATTAAATACTGGTACTTCGATAATTTTCACTTTATACTCTTATTGTAATTGTTACGAATACGCCATAATTCTGTCGCTTGACAGACGTGTCCATGTTGACCAAAAATATCTGATAAACCGCTTGAACTTAAGAGAACCTCTATTAATTCGGGATTTTCCTTAATGTATAAATCCCATAATTCACTGTACATAATGCGGAGTTCTTCTTGATTTACGGCTTTGTGCCCTTTTGCTTCTTTCCATGTGAGACCGGGGCCGCGCCCATCTGAAAGAACTTTTGCTCCTTGATAAAGTTCTTCAATAGATTTTCCGTTAAACTTATTTAGTTTTGCATAAAAAGCACTAAAACGCTTGTCACCTTTTGAGGAACATTCTAAAAAGGGAGGGTTACCATGAGATATCATCGCTGTTTCTTTTCATTATTGCTTTTGATTTTATGACAAGCTTTACATAGAAGCTGGTAGTTTTCTTTAGGGCTAAAGAGCCTAGCGATAAAGGTGTTCCAGTCAATAAACCCTACCTTTGGGTCTACTACGGGAGAGATGTGGTCTACTTCGACTTCTTTGTTTGTAAACTCCTGCCCACACTCTGCACATGAGTAAAATTGTGCTAGACGATTAGTGGCAGGGTTAATCTTCTTCTCTGTCTTGGCTTCGTTCTTGACTTCGTATTTAAAGGGCCATCGTTTATGCCCTGCTCGGAGCACTCCTACAATAAACCCTTGCAATCGCCCTTCAGACCACGATTCGGGTCTTCCAGGGCTCGTGGGATTACCATCTGTCCAGCCGTCAGGAATTCCAGGTGTCTCAATCTTCTTTCTTGGCAAACATCGACCTCCATGAATCATTAGGCTTACGCCAGATATATATACAAGCAGCGTTTAGTTCCAATTCTTCTTCGCAACTAAAGCAATTTCTAACAACGTCACCCCATCCTGATCTGTCTGTTGATGATAGAATAGACTCCGCTTTCTTTGGACCGATTCCAACAACACCCTTGATGTTGTCGGTGTTGTCTCCAATAAGAAGCTGATAATAGAAATAACGATCCGCTTCTTCAGGTGAGACAAAGTATGTCTTACGCTCTCGAATAACTTTACCAAGTCTTGTCAACTCCCAATTGTAATGCCATCCAGCAATTTGATTAATGTCTTTATCTAGATGACATAAAATTGACGTATCACCGGAGACAGCACATTCGTGCTGACGAACACCAAGCATATCATCAGCTTCGATACCATCCGTCCAGTTAGCTTGCCAATGCTCTGTTAAAAAGTCTTTGACTGCTTTTTCATGTCTTGGACGAGGGCTATCAAGTCTGTTGGCCTTATACTCTGGATACACTGTATAGCGGAAGTTCTTTCCTCCACTGAGCCATAGTTCATAAGAGCTTGCTCCACTATGGTGAAGTATATTTTCCACCATGTCGTTGGCTCTTGCATATGCGATTCCAACATCCGAATCCTCTGCGCTTGCTGCGCAGGCGAAGGCAAGGTTGTCAGCGTCAATTAAGGCTCGCATGGAGGACAGTTCACATATACTGGTTTTTGCTTTGAAACCATGTCATTAATCATATGTAGGGTTCCTTTTGATTTACCATCCCAAATTGCAATTAAAGCATCAGCATAATTAGCCATTTCAATGTTTCTTAGAATACCCGCTGATTTACCTTTTGAATTCCAATCAGCAGGAAAGCGTTTAAAGGGAATTCCTCTAATAATAGCAAACTGCTCACCAGATGTATCAATTCCTCTAGCCCCACCAGAAACTACTTCAGTAATTTCATAACCAGAAAGATGAACACAATGGTCTACTAGTATCCAATCTTCTTCAATGCTTCTACTTCCTGCTATGATTACTTTCATACTCTGATTTCTCCAGTGCTTCCATCATCTTGTGTAAAATAAACATTACGAATACCAACAGCCCTAATAAGGCCCATACAGGATGGGCAAGGGCGAGCCATACCAATACGCCCACCCCTAGTGAAGCGAGTAACATAAAGAGTAGAGCCCACAAGGTCGTTTTGATGACCGCTTTTAAGTAGTTTAATGATAGCACTTGCTTCAGCATGGAGGGTGTGCTTTCCTGTAAGTTTTGAGTATCTGACTTCATTATATCCAGTAGATAAGATTCTATGTCCCTTGACAACAACGGCACCCAATCGGTGCCGCTTGAATGTTGATTGCTTGGCAACCTTAGCTGCCATTCTAATACTCATCTTCTCTTTCTCTAGTCTTGGAAGCTAGGGTGATACGAACATTACTCATACCATCCCCAGCTTTAATCTTCTTTATCTTGACACGGTAACCATGGAAGTAAGCCCAAGCTTTAGCTGCATGTTTGATGCGGTCACAGTCTAAATCATTCATTGGGAATGTCTCAACATAATCTCCAATGCGCTTTAGATACTCTGTAAAGCCATACTTGGGCTTTGGAAACTCCTTAGTTAGTTCCGTCCATCGAACCCACTTCTTCAGAGTCGTTTCCATATACGAAGTCTACAAACTGTTGTGCAATATCAAGAATATCTCCTACAGTGTAGGGTTCAACACCATCTCGCTGACTATACTTAACAAACTCAATAGCATTACTAATGCTAGATTGCTTGATGATGTACAGTTGCTTTACTTTCCGTTCATCAGCAGTCTCATAATTACTACCCACTACCTTACCACCATTAGGTGCCTTAGCACTTGGAGTTGCATCCTTATCGACACGACTAGCAGCAGACCAGTTCCAGTACTCGCCTTCCTTAACGACCTTGATCTCAAACTTATCGCCTTGCGAAGCATCCTTTAGGGCTTCAAACACGGCAGGGTTAGAGAATGACATTAGAGGTTTGGTACGGTTTTCACCCTTTTCATCGGTGTATACAACTGTAGCCTTGGTGTAGCCTGATCGGCCCTTCTTGACATATTCCGTAGTAACTTCTTGAATCGTGATCGTTGAAATTTTAATTCTCCTGTAGATATTTAATAACATTAGCAAACAACACAGGATTATCTCTAAAAAGACCAATTCCTTTGTTGCATTTACTACATAACAGCCCTCGAATTTTACCAGTTTTATGGCAATGATCAACGGCTAATCGTCTAACTTTGTTAGTTCTAGGATCAAGAGACAATGAAGGCTCTTGACAAATGGCACATACGTTATTTTGCTTTTGTAGCATTTCATCGTATTGCTCAATAGTTAAGCCATACTTTTTCTTTAAAGAGTATCGACGCCTAATAACAGGTGATTGTGGCTTTTTGTAATACTCTTTTTCATATTCACGAAGATATTCACGGTTACGTTTCTTCCACTCTCGTGTAAATTCATACTTTTCTTCGAGAGTTTGTGACATCTTTGTCCTTTATTTAGTTTAATTAAACTTGTATTCTACCATATCTGCTTTGTTAGGGCCTACTTGAATTTCACACCAGATTGGCAGAGAGAAGTCATAGTCAAACCACTCTTTACACAGTCTTGGTGTTGCTTCAATAGACTCTCGCAACATGGTACAAATATTATACACTACTTTCTCGTCATTGTCAACATCCACGACTAAAGAATCGTGAATAGTCTGAATGAACTTTGCTGGCAACCCTGATGCTTGTAGGCGTTGCCAAAACTCTACTCTAGCTAACTTGACTAACTCTGCACCAAACCCCTGTACTGGATAGTTCTTGATAGTGGTAAGGGGCCATTGATATCCGAAGCCAGATTTCTTTGGTGCATACTCGTAGATACGTCCAGATGGAATTTCAAGGTAACCTTCGCGTTTGACGAAGTTAATAATGTTGCTGTGCCACTTGGCAATACCATCATACTTGTTATAGAACTCATCAATTACCTTTTGCCATTGCTTTTCGTTAAAACCGACTCCAATAAAGTCTGTATCTGTCGAATATCCATAAGCTGTTGCTCCGTAAAGCAGTTTAAAGATGAATCTCTTCGCAGTGACGCGATCAGGTAGGTTAAAGCGTCCTTGGTTGAGCGCATGGAGGTCAAGGCGGTCTGTAAGTTCTCGTTTAAGAACTTTGTCATCTGATAAGTCTGCCGCGACGAATACTTCAAGGGATTTGACATCAGCGTTGATTAGCATTAATAGCGACTAATAAATAATTCATCTACTTCGGGAGGTTGGTTTTGCATATTAGGTTGACTAGAGCTAAGTCGTCCAGTAATAACTACATTCTGGTTATATTGCGGATGAATCATGTTATCTTCCCATTGCTTCTCTACCATCTTGTTAATGATGCCTTGAACCATTTCGGCCACCTTAGTCTTATCTGCCCTTTCATGTAGGAGTTGAATAATCTCCTTGTTGTCTTTATCTCGGGACTTGAGTTGTAAGAGCGTAGGGCCATCCGTCTGGTAAAACCTAGTCTTCGCCATCGGATCATCCTTAGTCTTCGCAACTTCAGTTCCCTCAAGCGGCTTAAATCGCTGTGGGAATGGAACTGATTTAATTCCCCAGCGGTTATACGGTTCCCCAGCACGTAGTCCAGTCTTGTACGTAAGTACCTCTGATACATACTTGAACTCTATTGTACCTCCATACAAGAAGGCACTTAGATGGTCACCAGAATCCCAATTAAAACACCCGATAGGAATATCACTAGGAAGGCATTTATCCAGCCTATCGTGAATAAGCTTAAGTTCATGTGAGAGTCCTTGAAGCTTCTCTTGAGCCTTACCCATATCGAATTTGATTCCGTTGTACTCTGCATCGGCAAGGGCTTTGAGGTCCTCTCCTTCGAGCCACACAAGTTTTCTTTGTTTAGGTGTGAGCAAGGAATATTGCGCGCTAAACAACTCAGGCAACGGTTGCACATCACCGATACCTCGTCGTTCAAGGACTTCTGGTGGAATTTCATCAGTGTTAATTCCGGCGTTCCAATAGTCTTCAATCTCATGAGATTTCTTGCCGTCCATTCCATAGGACTGATAGGTGTCTTCGAGACTAGCAAATCTGTTCTTTTGTCCACTTAAAATAAACTCCCCTAATTGTAAGTCCCATACTTTTACGTCGGGATATGGAATAACGCCCAAGTTCCGAAGCCAGTGGAGATCAAACTTAATGTTAAACCCACACAGAATCGAGTTAGATCTAACAAGTTCCAGAATTGTAGACCGGAAGTCAGGATCAGTAAAATGCCTAAAACCAGTAATACCATCGATGTGATAAACATAACTTACTAGTTTGTTTCTAGGGTCAAACGGGTGACCCTTACTGTGCGTTGTCGTTTCAACGTCAAGGAATAAAATCTCATCAATAGAAATCGACTGATTTTTCTCCATTTATTGCTCTATTCCAAGCATCTTCCATAAGAAGTGGCGTGTAATTGTTTGCATCTGCTCCAACATCATACTGCCTCCACTTATTTTTGTATCCAGCAAGAGAATGAAGATGTCCATGTAAGTTCACGTATCCTCGCTCCCAAGAACTGAAAGGAAAATGACACAAGACAAACTTATATTCACCAATCTTTAATCTATAATAGTCGTGCTTGTCAACAAACCAGTTTTCCCAGTCCCTGTTAAACAACTTTTCAGCACGACCTTTTCTATCGTGGTTACCTACAATTAGATGTTTAACACCTTTTAATTGAGCAAGGATTTCAGCAGTTTCTTCATACTTCCCAAAACTGAAGTCTCCAAGAAACCAGATGTGATCCTCTTTTCCAACAACACTATTCCAGTTTTTAATTAGACACTCATTCATATGCTCTACTGAGCCAAAGGGTCTTTTGCAAAAGTCGATGATGTTGTTGTGATAAAAATGTAAATCACTAGTAAAGAAGGTTTTCATTTAATCAAACTTAATGATGTCCCGATAACGGGCAATTTGTGGCTCAATCATAACTTCAAATCTCCCATGTCTAAGCTCAGGGATGCTATCAGCATCACCTAACAACTTATTCTTGGAGATACTTAGGAATCGAGCATACTCCATGTTTTGATCGTTAGTCTTACCAATACCTAGGATAAAGTCTGCCTCAGCTTGTACAGCCGTCTTTGCATTGGCAACGTGTTCCATAGTAAGGTAACGTACTCCTTCTGCTGTGCCGTCAGCTTGTGATACTCCGATGGATGCGTGATTTCCTTTAGCAAGTTCACGAGCCCATTGAAACTTCGCTCCGAGTTCAAGATCATTTCTGTCTGCATTAAATCCTTGAACTTTTGTGAGTTGGTCATAGATTACCACATCCGGTTTAATCTGATTAATGATTGTTTCAACATCTCGTCGATGTATTGTCGCTGCGTCATAGAGTCGAAGATTGTCGCCGGTTCGTTCTTGGAACTCGGCTCTGAATCGCTTTGGATTGGACAAGAGCTTGTCGAGTTCAATTCCGAAGAAGGCTTGGTAAACTCGGAGCATGACTTTGTATCCTTGCTCCTCGTTGTTACTTTGTGTTTACACATGGTCGTTAAGCATGTGCCATGGGGCTGTATGTTCCCATACAGAACAGACTATCTCATCACGCTTCTGCGTGTTCTGCGCTTCGTCCCACTTGGGACTACAATTAGTCGTTACACCTTCACACATAATCATACAGAATACCAGTAGCAATTTTCCAAATTGTTGCACGGCCAACGCCGTATTTTTTTGCAATAGTTGCATAATGGTTTTCTGTTTGCAAGTCTTGCTTAATTGCTTTAACTTGCTCAATAGTCAACTTGTTCTTAAATAACCCGGTTAAATGTGCATGCCGAGTATTTTCAGACTTTGACACCCATTCAAGATTGTGAATGTGATTATTGCTTTTGTCACCATCACGATGATTAACATCCATTCCATAGGGAATAAACACATCATACGTTGACAGAACTAGCCTGTGTATTAGGCACAGGCGTCCTTTTGGTGTATTAGCATTGTACAATTTAACGGTGAAATAACCTTTACCGTTGTTAATCCATTTCATGTGATGACCTGTTGTTTTATTGCGGACAGTACCATCAATTGCAATCTCGTAGTTTGGGTAATGTTCAATGGTGCGGAACATATTAACTCCTATATGTTGGTAGGGATTATGTGTGCTTGGCTCGGTATTGCCCGGTCTGGGGTTCCACCGAATTCACAGAATTTAAACTGGTCTATTAATTAAACCAGACAACTCTGGCACCTTGCTCAAGGAATCTAGTTGTTTCTGAAGCGAGGAACGTTGTCTTTCCAGTCTCTGGACGTGCAAAGATAAATCCGAAATCGCCCCGTCTAAGGCTTCCAATCGATTTGTTAAGACAATCCAATCGCCATCTAACGCCGGTTTCTGCATGGACATTTGCAACGATATCTTCTAGGTTGGTACTTACTTCTTCTAATGGCAGGTCAACTTGATGATCGACCTTCTTGAAATTCTCTTGGTAGTACGTTTCAAGTTCATCAACTGTGATGTGCCCTTGTCCTAGCTTATATGCCATCTCAGACAGCTTTAAAGCCTCTTGGCGGAGCTTAACATCACGGATGATACCCTGACCTACCTCATCCGAGATTTCCACGGCAGACAAGGTTTTAAGCATGTTGCCGTAGATAACCTTGTCGGCCTCTGGATACTTGAACCAGAAGGCAGTTGATAACTCATCAAAAGAAATATCCCTTTCGGGATATTGATTATGGAGATCGATTAGTGTTACATAAAAATAACTTAATTCTCTATAAGTTTCTTTAATGTATTTAATATCTATTTTATCTTTATAGATATTATAATTATGTTTACTTAGTAATAGTATTAATAGATTATATTCTGGTATATTAATTATATTCTCCTTATATACATTAACTACTATTATACATCAACTTTGCCATCTTGTCAAGTCCCTTGCGCATCTTTTCTGCGCTGACCTTCAATCTCTTGCTCTGGGATGGTTGTCAACCCCTTGCAAACCACCACTTGACCAGCTTCGTTCCAAATGTACCCACCAACTTGGAAGCATTGTTGATGGTATAAATTAATCCCATTTAATGTCCCAGCCTTGTAAGACCGGTCAACGGCATAGTACCCCAGCCCCAAGAATAGGGCTAGAAGGGCCGTAAAGGCCCATAGAACGAGTTTTTTAGACCACATGGCTACCACCCTATTCACTCACATCTAGAAGGGCCTTAAAGGCCACAGGATAGATTGGCATTAATTGGTTATAAATCATCTTAGCGACTTCTTGCGTCTCTTGTTGAGCATGACTGTCCAAGCGAAGCTTACATACACGAGCAAAGGCGGCAAGGCTACCAGACCAAATCCACTCGGTCATAGTGTTCTGAGGGAGCACCATACGGGCTTGTTCCGGGGCAACTTCGTATGCCAATAAGTCGTTATAAACAACAAGAGCTGCTTCTGTAATTGTTATAATTTCATTACGTGGCCAACTAGAATCGTAGAAAACTTGTCCGCTACCTTGTTTAACATTTTCAGCTTTAGCACGTAGTTGCTCTGGAATCCAAAACTCCGGTTCGTCATCCACATACCGCCGTGATACTTCATTCCACGCGAGTCCAACTTGGTGCTTAACAAGTTGGCGAGCTACAAAGATCGGAGCCTTAATACGGAACGACGCAAACGCATGGGCAAATGGGGTCCAGTGATTATGTTTAGCCAGATAGTTGATAAGTTTCGTGTCACGTTCTGATAGCTTTGGTTCCCCATGCCCATCATGGTTGTCTTTTTCATACTCAAATTCACTTTGCTTGTTGAATGACACTCGTGCGGCATTGACCACGGAAAGGTCATCACCCATATAATCAATTAATTCTACTGATTGTTCAGCAATTTTCATCTTCTACCTCTTGTTGCCAATAACGAACAAAGAAATATTCTCCATAAGAATCGATTAACTTCTGCGGGTACCCACAAGATATTAACCAAGGACGAAAATCCTCGGCTTTCTGATACTCCTTAGGAACTTCCTTAGGAAATCCATACTTCCATCCTTCAGGTGGATCGCAGAATGTTTTTAATTTCTTCATAACTTATTTTCTTAGGGTCTTGCTCTGTAATAACCACTTTAACTGGTCTGTTAATTACACTTTCCAGTTGCCACGCCTGTTTTTTGACATTGAGTTCTTGATCTTTGTCAAGCCACAGCACAACTGGTTTATCTGAATTAATCAGATAGTAGTAATGACATGGGTGTAT